TGAGCATCAGCAAGAAGCTCAAGATACCCGATGATGCCGAGAATCCATGCCATGTTCGAAGGATCGACTCCGAACTCTTGCATCGGAGACTGCGCGGTTTGCAAGATCGCGGCAGTCAACGCGGCATCGCCGTTGTTGCTGACGATGGTCGGTGTCGCCGTGTTGTCGAGTGCGAACGACCGAAGACCGTCCCAGGCAACACGCGCATCGACGCCAGCAGCAGGATTCGCCTTGCCAAAGTGCGTTGTCGCGGCAGACGTATCCAGATCTCCACCCTCGTCGCCGTTGATGATCGCATCTGCGAGAGCTTCCTGCATGTTGCGAACGAGCTTCCGCTTAATCAGCGGCAGCAACGCCACAATGCTGTCTTCCTCTGCTTCTGCGGAAGTCAGCACTCGAGCACGGAGCTTCTTTGCAGCAAGAGTCACCTTCGCGTCGGTGACGGGCTGCGCGTTGAGATCCGCGAACGGAGAAGCTGTTGCGATCGTGACCTTCTCAGCGATCAGATCAGCCTCTTCGTCGGTCAGATCGATGTTGAGATCCATGTTCTTGCCGGTCATCGTGATCTCTTGAAAAACGCCGAGTTCCGGCAGACCGATCTTCACCAGCTCATAAATCTGAGTCGTGAAGTGCGTTGGCACCCAATTCGTCAGGTCCGTGGTGTCGATGAGATCAGCATCTGCTTTCTGAATCGCTTCAGCGCGATACAGGAATTCTTCGTGAATCTCCAACGACTTCATGCCGCCCTCTGCCATGAACTGCTGGCCTTCGCTTGCCATTTTGATGGCAGAGGTCAGAACGCAGTCATCGTGCAGGCGCTGCAGCTCGATGATGTCTTCATGATTCGGCGTGAAGAACTCGCCAGACTTCAGGCGCACGCCTTCGACGAGATTCTTCAGCGATGGCTTCTTGCCCTTGAGGATCTTCTGATAGTCGTCATCTGACCCCGAAGGCTGCTTGAACCCGGCGCCGAGACGCTTCACTTCGGCGCTGAGGCCCTTGCTGCCGCTCGACATGCGAGCGAGCTTCTTCGCTGTCTCGACTTCCGTGCCGACGCGCTCGATCTCTTTCTGGATGCCTTCCATGATGCCGACATACTTGACGAGATCATCGTTGCGCTGATCGAGAGAGAGATTTGTACGCTCTGCTGATTCCTTCACTTCTTTTCGAAGTGATTCCATGTCCTTCGCGACCTCTTTGAAAGCACCATCATGCTCTGCCAGGTCGATCACTTGAATGGGAGGAGTTTCAGGCATTGTTTGCCCTTTCCGTGAGAGAAACCAACTCGAATCGCTTATTGGGCTGTCGACGTTCGCTGAGATTCACCAGCTCGTACCTGCCCTCCTGATCGCTGTCTCCTGCCGTATCGTCTTCGTCCTCCGTTTCGTCGAGATTGGTTTCTCCTAATGTGTCCGCGAAAAACTTCGACAGTGCGTCGTAGCGTTCGCGAGTGATGCGCCCGTCTATCAGCGCTTTGTCGAGGTGGAGCTGGCGCGCTTCTTCGGCGTCAAGCCCGCCTTCTGCTGCAACTTCTCCGTCAGTACTTGACTGACTATCGCCTTTGTCATCGGATTCCAAACCACTTTGGAAGCCGCCGAAAAGAGACTGCGCAACCTCATTTCCGAATTCCTTTCGAAAGTATGATAGGGGAGTCACCGTCGATTCTCGATTCATTGGCAAGCCAACGAGCGAAATCTCTAATAGCTCGACTTTCGTGAGGATCCGGACGCTCCGCTCCTTATTCGTCATCGGATCGACCATCTTGCCCGGCTTCGAGTCGATCATTCGAAATCCTACTGACAGCGTGCGCAAAATATTGCTGCGTACGAGCTGCCGAATCCAATTGATGAATTCCGGCCATTCGCCGCGCATTTCGAATCCGTCTTCATCTTTGGCTGACATCACGTAGCCTTTGACGAACAATCCCTTGTCCGTGACTGTCAGCTCCGTGATTTGGCCAATCGGCATAGACCAATTGTGCTGAAAGAAAAGTACTGGGTTCGCCTTGTATGATTTCAGCGCAGCGCGAAATGCTGAAGGCTGCACGAAGTCACCGCCCCGATCCACGTTCGCGGTGTTGGCGAATCCTTGAAAGAACAAGCGGTCATCTTTCTTATCGTCCGATGCTTTGAAGTCGCATGCGCCGTGAAACTGCAAGCAACTTGCGCCTTGCTGATTGCTGATCGTGTTTCTGATTTTGCGCCTCGAAGCCGGCGAAATGCGTTGAGCTATCGTGGACATTCGCTCATCCCTTCTCGAATACTGGACGAACTGCACACCGGCAGTTGATCACGTTTCCAGCGTCGCGCGAGCTTTCGAAGTCGCCAGGAAAGCGCAGCGCCTCACCGCCGACGTTGAATGATTCAATGGTCGGATCAATCGTCTGACCGTTTGCAGGAGCGTGCAAATCTCGAACCTTATCGTCACCTGATGTCAACCACTGAGAATAGACAACGATGCCGTGCAATTTGTTCGCTTGGATGTACGCATCGGTAGCCGCCCCGTTGATTGCTGGCACTGTCTCCGTGCGTGCAATCGTCAGAGCGTTCGAGCGTTCGTTTCTGAAGAACTCCGAGACAATATCTCGAAGACCAGCTTCGGATCTGCCTTCTGCAAGTCCTGTTTGAAGTTTCGAGCGCAGCTGCAACCACCGGCGATCCGAGATGTCTTTGATACGCCGACCTTGAGTCGCAAGTCGCGCAATTGATGCAGAGTTCTCGAGATCGAGCGCAGCTTCTATGCCGAGACGTGTCAGCATCGCGTTGCCTGTATTCTCGATGAGTCTGCGCAGAGTCTCTTTTGATCGTGCGACGAACGCGCGCGAGCCCTGAATGCCGACCGTCTCCTGAAGCGCAGCCATTACCTCAGCTTCAGTCTTACCGCTCGACAGCAATCCAATCGATGCCTTTTCCATGCTGCGCAGATATTCTCTGATGATGTTTTGGTACTCTGTCTCTGCTGCATCGAACCACTTGTCGAAGATGAGTCGCCATTCTTCTTGCTTACGAGCAACGCCGGGAATTGCTGATAAAGCAATCGCGCGCAGGGATGGCGGCATCTTGCTGATCGATTTCTCTTTGTCTGCATCGCTTGAGGTTCCACCCGTCGCTGATTCGACTGCGTTTCTAATTGATTCCTCGAGCATCACGCTCACTGTCGTCATGCCCCTTCCAATCAGAAGCTCGTCGCCACCCTCTATTTCAGCGAGGTCGAGCCACTTCGTGCGCACTTCGTTCGGCGTCATCAGCGTTTGTTTGACCGCTTCTCCTCCTGCTCTGATTGTCTCGTTCCGATCAGGCTGCAACGCCTCGACTTTCGAATAGTCATACTCAGCGCGCAAAGAGGGATCGAGCGCCGGAAGAATCGTTCCATTCAGGATGGATATAACACGCTCGTGCCACACGCCACGAATTGTATCCTCCCAGAATATTTTGCGCTTCTCCTCCAGGGCGGCACGATTCGGTGACTTTGCGCCAAGCAGCTCCATCGAGAGACCATGCGCTTCGGCAATGTCTTCCTTGTTCATGTTGAGCTGCTCGATCCAATGTATATCCTTGTGCGCAAGCGTTGACGGCTTGAATTTCAAGCCGCCAAAAAGCGTAATTACTCGTCCTGCGTTTGATTGACCTGCATACTTCTTATTGAATTTCTCTTCAAGCAATTGGGCCTTTTTCTGATCTATGTTCTCTTCAGTTTCTAGCGTGCCTGAGACGTGAACGCCTTTCTTCAGAAGCGCGTCATTCCACGCACGCGCGCGCAGGTCTGTCGTGATCTGCTTGCGACCAGCATACAGCCTGCCCATGCCTGTTCCGCGCATATCTGTCGAGAACGTGCGAAACACCATCACCTCTTCTGGCGCGAACAACGTAGGCGATCCAGCAACTTGATACTCATAGCCGATGACTGCGCGATTTACTCCTCTGATCACCTTGACCTTCTCAGGGAACAGCGGCCATAGTTCGTGCTTGATGCCTTCTGGTCGCCATGGCGTTTCCGTGTCTGGCGCTAACTTCGCAACATAAGCAAGCCCGCCGAGTTGCAGATACGAGTAGATCCACTCCCAGCATTCATATGGCGACTGCTCAGGATTCCACCAATTGAACATGCGAACAATTGGATCATCAACGACAAGCTCGCGATCCTCTTCGCCTGAAGAGTTGACGCCATCAACGCGATAGAACTTTATGCGTGGCTTTGCAGCGCGCGATGCAACGTAGTGCACGCAGATGTTGACGAATAGATGCGTTTCGTACAGGCCAATCAACTGGCCCGCTGCAATGTTCGATTCGTTGTCAACCCAATAGCCATCTCCAGCTATCTCTGTCGAGCCAATCTCGTCGTATCCTTTGACGAGTGCTGCAAGAATGTCATTGTGCAGCATCTCGGGCGCAGCGTTTCGTGCGATCACATACGCGCGCTCTTTGATCGTGTTACTGAGATTCATGCTCCACTGCGGGAGTTTCATCCTTCTTCACGCGCTCCTTGATCTTGACTGTCTCGTGCTGCAATTTGGACTTGGCGCGTTCTTTCACTCGCTTGACGAGTGAAGCCGCTTGCTCGGTCGCCCAACTGCTGCTACGCCAATCTGCACTCATGCTAACGCCATTAGTCGACATCTCCCACGCTGTCAAGCATTTAAGCGATGCCCGGCCCGCCAGATTTGCGCCCGTGCCATGCCAGCGCAATCGCGATTGCGAGCTCTCCATGTGACTCAAGTCCTGTTTCTTGAACGAGTTGCGGAATTCCGGCATAAACGATGATATCTCTGTGATCGTACTGCATGGACTTCAGCTCCGCGCATGTCAGCGGGCAGCACAGGAGGAGCTCGCGGCGGTGCAAGCTGTCCTGCAACTCGGTGAACGCGCGCGGCTTCGTCACGTTCGAGGTCGGGAATCCCGGCTTGCGCATCGACTCTTTCTTGCCGCCTTCCTTCATTGCGTGATCCCGGTGCATGTAGACATTCGAGACGCCCCAGCGCCGGAGCAACGTCAGCACAGTGTCGCCCGGCGTGTTGCGCTCGCACACAATCAGCGCATCGTTGTATCGCTCAGCGAGCAGCTTCACTTTCTCGGCTTGAACGTCGGTCGGTTCCCACCCGATCCACGAGTACACTTGGCGCGATGTCTCGTCAGTGATGTCGATGACGACCATACCGGCAGGATGTCCATTTGCGCTGCCTGTGCTCGTGTCTTGCCCGATGACGTACTCGTGCCCCTCGAGTGGCTCTTGAGGTTCGCAGCGCTTCACGCAGTCGTCTGGTCCCATCAGCGGTCGACCTGAATGTAGGAAGCAGCTTTCGGCGTCTTCGGGAAACTCGGTGCGGAAGCGATCCGTCGATGTGAGATTGCCGAGCGGTCTGATATTCTCGATCGTCGCGCGACGCCACTTGATTTGCTCCGGCAGCAATTGGCATCCGCGCTTGATGTATCGCTTGAACCACCTATGACGCCGGCCGACTTCTTTCGCATCGAAGTACGGATTGCCCTCACCGAGTTGCATTTCTTCATCGCTCAGCTCGAACTTTTCTCCTTCATCCAGTTCAAAAAAGTTCAGATCACTCCACCACCATGGGTAAAATCGCGGCTTGAAGGATCCTCTGCCTGCTTTCGC